TATCTTCCTAACAATGTAGCTTCCCGTACTTTGAACTATATTGCTTTGAATATTAAAATTGATTCCAAAGCTCCGATTCGTTCGTTAGCAGCTTTCTTTACTCAGGATTTCTACATCCGATTTGTTCAACCATACGTGTTTGTTCCACTCATCCGTAGGTATCCAGGGCTTTTGAAGATTGTCAATGAAAAATTGGATCTTGTTGTCAGTGTTAAAACGCAGTTCCAAGAAGCGTTTATGCAACCGCAAGTTTACAAGACAGTTGGTTTAGCATCATTTGTGGTCTTTCCAACTATTGTTGCTCCGGTGATGATGTGTTATGCGATACGTTCTTTTTATAAATCGCAAGTTAAAACATTGGAATCAAGTTCTGGTGCCATTAAGAACACTATGAGTACGATCAAGCAAGCATACCCTAGCGTGTGGCGTGACAAGATTATCCCATCTTTCGCCTCATGTTATACTATGTATGCTGGACTTCCCCAACTCTATGATACTCTGATCAAGGCTCATGCAGATAGTTCCACCACAGAACATTCAGCATTGGACCCCACTCCGGAGGAGATTCGTAAACGTGACATCACCGATTCTGATACTACCAAATTTTATGCAGACAAGTTTGCTGATCGAATTATTGATAATATTCCAATGGAATCTGACATGAGAAATTCTGAAGTTGCTAAGCCAGTAATGAAGAACCTCTGTTATTTCCGTAGGAGTGATGGAAAGTTTAGTAACGCTTTGTTCCTTACGTCTGGATTCGCTTTGGTCCCACACCACATGATTGAAGCAGAGTCACAGAAGTATACCTTTGTTAGAAAAGCTAATCCCGATGGTGCGTGTCGAAATGCAAGTTTTGATACTATCATTGGTCCTGCTGATTGTCTTCGTGTTGGAGATCATGATTTGGCTGTCGTCTATGTACATAATTCAGGCGATTTCACAAATTTGATTGACCTATTTGCACCAAGCACTCCCAAAGTATATCGAACAGGCAAAACGTACTACCGTAACAAGGAGGGCATCCTTGCAATCAATGGTATTTTTGACATTGTAGGTTCTATTACTACAAATAATCATAAGATTGACGGTAAAACTGTTTCGTTCTCTGGACTGAGATATAAGAGTCCCACCAATTTTGAGGGTATGTGTATGGCCCCAATTGTTGCTGATGATAAATCCTCGTATATAATGGGTGTACACTTAGGAGGTGATGGTGTAGTAGAAGGCCGTGCAGGCAGTCCTACTCCTGATGAATTGAAGAGTGCGATTGTTATCCTTACTGAACGCAGTCATATTTCAGAAATTGCCGCTCAAGGCATTTTTGTCAAGAAGCAATTTGGAGTTGATTGTCTACAAGAAGGTTTACACATTCGATCACCACTCTCAGCGTTAGAAGGTTCACGGAATTTTCGTGTCTTTGGCTCCACAATAGGTCGTGCTCAGGCAACCACTAAGGTGATGGACACACCTATATGTAAAACAGTCCGAAAACTATTTGACATTACTGAATCTTGGGGATCGCCCAAATTCAGAGGTCCAACAAGAGATAAACCGTGGCTTCCATGGCTAACATCTCTACAGGACTCGACACAACCGAGTATCGGCTTTCATGGCTCTGACGTAGCACGTGCAGTTGACGATTACATGGTTGAAATTGAAGAAAAATTGAATAGTAACTTAGAGTATTGGAAAACTCAAGTAAAACCATTGACACGCGATCAAGTTGTTAATGGTATTCCCAATTGTCGATTTATTGACAGAATGGAGGCTTCTACATCTGTGGGAGCTCCATTGGGGGGACCCAAACGTCGTTTTTTGACACGTAGGGTTGATCCTTCAGGCATATATCAGGATTACGATGTACTTGATGAAAAGTTTTGGAAAGTAGCCGAAGACATGGAAACCGAATATCTATCTGGTAGGCGGTGTTACCCATTGTTTAAGGCTGCTTTAAAAGATGAACCGACACTTGCGTCCAAAGACAAAGTTCGGGTTTTTCAAGCCTCCCCATTGGCATTTCAATTGCTGATTCGTAAATATTATTTGCCAATAGCCAGGTTCCTTTCGTTGAACCCACTCCTCTCAGAGTGTGCTGTTGGTATTAATCCCGTTTCCAAAGAATGGGAAGAATTAGGTGCATTTGTCTCCCGGTTTGGTGAGGATAGAATGTTGGCAATTGATTACAAAAAGTATGACTTGCGTATGCCCGCGCAACTCACTTTGGCAGCACTCAAAATGCTGCGCAGGATAGCAAAGATCCTTGGATATGATCGTACTGCGATTAAGATAATGATCGGCCTTGCTGTCGACATTGCTTGGCCCATGTGTGCCTACAACGGTGATCTTCTAATGCTTCTTGGCTCAAATCCATCCGGCCAAGGTTTGACTGTGTACGTTAACAGTCTGGTGAATTCTCTGCTTCACCGAATGGGGTTTTTTCATGTATACCCATATGTCAAAAAGACGTTCAGACAATGTGTTGCCCTATCCACCTTTGGAGATGATGCACTTAGTTCTGCAAATAGATGGTATTCCAAATTTAACATGATTTCATTGCGCGATTTTCTCGCAGCGCATGATATGACCATCACAATGGCAGAGAAAACTGCCAAGTTCACAAAATATATCAACTTCAAAGAAGTGGACTATCTCAAACGATCGTTTCGTAAAGATCCAGAGTTTGGAGGACATGTTGGTGCTCTCAATGAGTTATCTATACATAAATCTCTCTGTTCTATCGTACGATCCCAAGCTGTTTCCCCAGAGGAAGTTAGTGCTGCAAACCTTGTAGGTGCTGCAGATAGCTACTTTCTCCATGGGCGAAAAGAGTTTGGAAAACAAATCGTGAAACTTAAGGAAATATCGCGCCTACACGATCTCGACCATATGACTCGAAAATTGAATATCTCTTTTGATGATAGATTAAAGCATTGGTACGAGCAATACGCGTAAAACCGGACCTGGGGTAGGTCAATAAATATAGCTTGGACTCGGACAAGGTCGCTAAATACTTGCCTCCAGTTTCAAATCTGGGGCCCGACGGAAAGCAAAATTGTGTACATATCTGGTTACCACAACCGCCCACTTTTTGTAGATATTTGTAGAGGGCATTGTAGGCTCTTGTGTATATAGACACGTTCTTCGTAACGTACCCCTTTTTAGGGATGATTTCGTCAGTCACTGTAAATATCACCTGGCTAGAGTTTGATTCGACCCTAGACCTTTGTAAATAAATTGAATTACTACACATAATATATATAATACATATAATTTTGAATTGTCCACTGGAACTATAATCCAGTCAGGCGCGGATGCGCCGATTTGTCCTCAATCAGGGTTTACTGTCACAGCAGAAACTATGAATTTTAAGGACGCTATGGATGAACCCACAGTTTCTATCCCTAGTACCATAGATGAGACTAGAACCATTAACGATTCTTCTGATGCCGATCTTGGATCTTTCTTTTCTCGACCCGTCAAAGTATTTGAAGGAGTTTGGTCGACAGGTGTTGAAGCCTGTGACTCCTTTAATCCCTGGAAAGCTTACTTTGAAAATAAACGTGTGTCCAACAGGATTACGAATTACAATTTGATGAGATGTAAACTTAAAGTGAAATTCTTGATAAATGGTAACCCTTTCTTTTTCGGAAGATTGATGCCAATATATAAGCCTTTACACAATGACGATGCACTCTCTGTTAATTGTACTCTCAATTTTGAGGATAATGTTTCCCTATCACAATTTCCAAGACTCTTTCTTGATCCCGCTACCTCTTCTGGTGGTGAGATGGATCTGCCGTTCTTTTGGTATAAAGATTACATGAGTATCCCCGCTGGCGACTGGAATGATATGGGTTTGATTCTCATCCGTACGTTGACAAATTTGAAACACGTAAATGGAGCAGATCCTGCCACAGATCTTGTAACGATTACATGTTATGCATGGGCTGAAGACGTCATGCTGGCATCTCCCACGCACGCTAATGCTCTCAATATTACTCCACAAGCTGGAGATGAATATGAAGGTGTTGAGGGTGTAATTTCCAAACCTGCCGCTGTGGTGGCAAAAATCGCAGGCAAATTGACTACTGTTCCTGGTATAGGCCCATTCGCCTTAGCCACTCAATTAGCCGCGTCCGCAATAGGAGATGCTGCGAGTGCTTTTGGTTATTCCAGACCAGTTCTTGCACATCCTCCGGCTCCGTACCGACCACAACCCATTGGTGATTTAGCTAGTACTAATACAGCAGATAATGCCAAGAAACTCACTGTTGACGCAAAACAAGAGTTGTCCATAGATCCTCGGATTAGTGGATTGGGAGATACGGATGAAATGGAGATCAAGTATATTGCCAAGAAGGAAAGTTATTGGACTAACTTCGATTGGGTGATGAACACTCCACCAGAAACGCATTTGTTCAATTTACGCGTAGATCCCTGCGTATGGGATATCGCTTCAATTGCTTCAGATCCTACATATTTCTTTCCCGCTACTGCTATGGCCTCCATGCCATTTAAGTATTGGACGGGGAAGATGAGATACCGCTTCCAAGTTGTTGCATCAGCGATGCACAGAGGAAGATTGGCAATCGTGTACGATCCAGTTTCCACTCCTGTAGTTCGGGAGGATAATGTGAACTATATTGAGATCATTGACATTTCTCAATGCCGTGAGTTTACTGTAGAAGTAAGTAATAATCAGCCTTTCACGCTGCTTGAACATGCTAGACCTTCCAGTCAAGACGTTAGTTCCCTTTATGACACCGATCCTCTTACGTTTGCCGCACCATATGGTAACGGAACGATTAGTGTTTGGGTTATCAACGAACTCACTACTCCAACGACGGATCCAACCGTCAACAATGATATCAAGATTAACGTCTTCCTTGCGGCGGGAGACGATTTCGAGGTATTTGTGCCCGATGCCACTGAATATTCCAAATTTGTGGTAACGCCCCAGTCTGGTACTGAAACGACTGAAATTGATAGTGACTCCGCACTCCCTTACAAGGGTGTGGATGCCACAATGGGCACCGATAGCAAAAACCAAATGTGTCGGAACAAAGTATATTCCGGTGAAGTCATCACGTCTTTCAGACAGATACTTAAACGGTATGAGTTCCATAACCGACGCAGCGTAGCCCAGCCAGGCTTCAACGTGGTTACGTTTTCACAAAATTCTTTCCCTCATTTCAGGGGGAATGTCCCTGGAGCAGTCGACATAGCGGACGGCGCTCCTTACAATCTCTGTACTACAACCCTTGTCAATTGGGTTTCTCTAGCCTACCAAGGCAGACGAGGTGGCTTTCGTTGGAAAGCTATACCAAATGGCTTGTATGGAGACATTTCCAGGGTGAACAACCCCATGCGGATTACTCGAGATCCGGGTGGTCTATACGGCTTAAATACAATAACAGGTCCTATATATTCTACCACATCAGATGCTGCATATGAAGGGGCTCTAGAAATAGATGACTCTTTTAATGGCACAGCACTAACCTCTTGGACGGTCAATCCAAACGAGGAATTCGAGATTCCTTACTACTCCCCATACAGATTTACGGGAGGTAAACCAACAAACTTCACGACCGATACTAACCAGTATGAAGGGTTTAAGATTACTAATGTAGTAACTGGCGGAGAGACACTTTGTCAGGATGCTCTAGATCTGTACTGCGCTACTGCGGAAGATTTCACCACGTACTTTTTTACTGGTCTTCCTCGTATGTATCGCGAAACACGATTTCCCTTTCCTGGGTGAATTGTGACCTACTCGGTGGAGGCGCCGAGGGGGACGTTTTTTACGTTCCTCGACTCAATATTTTAAAAATGCACAAGCATGTTTTATTTTCTGATATTGATTCGGAAGATTTACATGCCTCACATTCAAACGATGTTGACGTCGGAAAAGACCCGACGTGAGGACGCGCGCTTAGCATAGTGTGCACTCCTTGCAATACCAGAAATCACATGTGGTTTTTTAGTTCTACTAAAAAATTTTTTCCCACTTATGATAGGTATGCCTCTAATGC